CGCTGATCCGTTCTCCATCCCCAACCCTTCAACCACGATAGGGGTAAGGTAGTTTGCAGAAAATACACCGCTCGGAATACTCACCAACGCTTTCTTCCACGAAAATTCTTTCTTTCCGATCATAACGAGCGAACCTGCAAAGCCTGCGAAGGATAAGCCCAGGTTAATGCCGAGGTCATGTAGTAACTGCTTCATAAACGTTTGGTGCTTTTTCTTCTAAAAATAAACCTCCATTCGTTTCGAACTCCGCTTTTGCGGTTTCAAAGTCCTCAAAGAAATGGTTGGTGTTATCATAAATAACTAAGTACTTCATAACAAATTACCTTTAACAAATTGAACGGTTAACGTTGTTGACGCAGTTCCAACAAAGCCAAGCAAAGCAATATTGAAATTACCGCTTCCATCTTGTGCAACGCTAATACTAACTGAATTGTGACCTGTAAATGAATTGCCCGTGGTATTCGATGCTCCCAACCCATAGCGAACGTTTGTAGACGTTGTTTTACAAATAAGCATTTCAAACTGCGAGGTTGTTCCTGCCGATTGCAAATACCTTGCACCGCCTGAATTAACGTTTATTCCTACCGTTGTATTTCCCGATGCTCCTGCGGTTCGCTCAATCAATCCCGAAATACGAATAACACCACCGACTGGAATGTTTGCAGAAGCGACCGTAAAGGTCGTTAAAGTTACCGCAGTGGTTGATGTAGTACTTAATTGGCTAACGTTTTGGAAAAGGCCTGTAATGCGGTCGAGTGACGTTTGTGTTGCCGTGCTTATTGGCTTATTCGCATCGCTTGTATTATCCACGTTTCCAAGTCCAACCATAGCTTTGGTTACTTGCTTGTTCTTCCATAAATCGGTAGAACTTTCGTAAATCAAAGCATCGTTATTGGCTAACGTTGAAGGGTCAATAAACACGTTGTGAAGTTCGTCTAACTCCCAACCGTTCATGATCTTTACATAGATTTTACCATTGTTCTGGTGCGAATATTCCACGTAACCAAGAACCACGATGTGACCCGTAGAAGCGTTTGGCTTAACGTTAGTCATGCGCCCTGCCGTTGTTGGGCTTAAATATAACACATCGCCATCGTTCCACGTTTCACCTTGCAAGCTTCCAGTGGTGTTGATACCTTCAAGTTGGCCACCTGTTAAAATAAAACCTTCTTGGTTAGGTGCGATTGTTTCCGTTACCACTCCGAGCGTATCTGCTGAATTAAGGTCGGTATTTGCTTGCGCTAAATTAACCGCTAACCTTTGGCCTTGCGCACCCGTAACCTTTACAACTTGGTAATTCGCTTTGGTTAGTGTGGTGTTTGGGTTCACCTTATTAACCACACGTGCAACCAAGTCAACACCATTCTTTAAAGTTACCGAGCCACCTTTCAAAAGTGTTTGTGAACTTCCAAGTGTATCGTTCCACTCGGTTGCACCAACTGCGAGCGCACCCGTTGGGTTTACATTCAACGCTAACTGATCAGCGGTTAAGTTGTACGTGCCGAGGTCAACGTTTCCAGTTGCACCCGTATAAGGAACTTTCGCATTTAAGGCATTCTGCAAATCAGTTTGACTGCTTAATGTTCCAGTAATCGAACCCCACGTAGAACCACCACCGCCTCCCGTTGACTTTGCTTCAAGGTCAGCATCGGTAACACCCTCTTTGAACCAATACTCAGTCGCACCGCTTCCGCTATCAACGATAACGGTTAAACCAATGTAACGTCGATCTTCTGCAATGGAACTCAAAGCCGAAGCAGTGGAAACAAACACGCCCAATCGATCGTCTACGGGTGCGGGTTTGTTGATTTCTAAATTATCGCTTAATCTAATCATTGTATAGTCATTTGAACGGTTGCTTCCGTTTGCCACATTGTAACGTAAATTGTGTAATCGTCCTCGGTATCGTACACCTCAAACAACTGCTCGAACGCACCTTGGTCGAATGCACTTCTAAACCAATGGGAAAACGAATAAGTTGAAGGAACTGCAAACCAAAGAAACAAATTGCTAACCGCTCCACTATCAAAGGTAATGTTAATCGGTTGGTTGGGTGCAACCGCTATCGTGCTACCATCGTAAAGGTCGATTTGATTGGTAGCCTCAACGCCACCATAGTAACACGTATCAGGGTTCATTTCAGTTGGTATGGTGCAAATAGACAAAGCAAGTGGAACGTTAAACGATACCACCGCTCTGCATCCTGCAACACGATCACCAAACCTATCCACGAAGTAATCAACGTTGGCATCCACCGAAATATCGAAGTCATTGCCAAAAGTGCGTTGGTACTTAATCATGAAATCCCCAGCGAGTTGGGTCATGTCGCTCATGACTTCATCGGGTTGCAGTGTTTGAAAGTTCAAAGCATTTGAACCTGTCGGACGGTCCGCTACCTTTTGGCTTTCCTCGATCTTATCCATGAAAACCAAACCAACGGTAAACGTAACCGAGTTGCTTCCAAACCTCGAAGAATCCAACGTCGCAAAAACCAAAGGGTAATAAATGCGATCAATTTCGGGAGTAACAAAATTGGTTATTTGTGCGCTATCAGGGTCCAGAATGTTACCCGTCCCAAACGAATTAACGAGCGGATGGCTCTCGCTGAACTCCTTTAAGCTTCTTTTTATCGTGTTCCAACTTTGCATCTTTGTCTTTTGATAGGTAAACCCGTAACTTTTCTACGTTTTTTTTGTGGTAACTCATAGATTTTAATAACAGTCACAATCCCGATTGAAGTTAGCTTGGTAACGACTTGCGTAATCGCCACAACAACCGTAGTTATTTAACACCAATCCCGCAGTGTAATTGCGTCGGTTAGGCAAAATGGTATCGATTTGCCCGCTCGGTGATTGATACGCAGGAAAGTCGGTAATATTTGTCAAAATAAAACGTGTAATCCTTTCAGCGTACCACTCCGCTTTCGATTTGTAGTAATCAATCAAACGTTGCAATTCACTCATGGAGGCCTGCGTACTGTTTTGGTCCGTACCACGTTCCACGTTCTTATTGCGTAACTGGAAACCGAAGGCCATCGGGAACTCCATTTGTACAAACATTTGAAGGCATGGCTGAATGTAGTCAATAAGCAAGTCCTCATTCTCTTGGGTTAAATCGTCCGCAATGATTTGATTTGCAATTTCTTTGTAAAGATCGCTACCTAAAATTGGTTGAATGTGCATCTCTTGGCACATGATCAACGTAGGGCGCAACTTTACCATTGAAACGTTTTCGTTAATCAATGAAGCATCTTTTAATTGCTTCTCGGTTATGAATAGGGCTTTTTGGCTCATGCTTTCGGTTTTACTAAGGTTTGCATCCAAGTATGACGGCACGTTGGGTAGTGTTGGTTCGTGCCGGGCTTTGTGTACCAACCGCCTTTTCGTTCCCAAACCGAGTACCCCATGATGTCTGAAATTTGGTTAATATCTTGACGGGTATAGTACCTTCCTAAGTCAATCATTTTCGAGCAAAATTCACGACTTCCAGCAATCAACTTTTGTGGACCAAACTCGGGAAGTACGTCGTATTTGTACATGACTTGCACCAATGGTTCACCTTCGGGATTACGTGGCTTAATAAAGTCCTTTGCGGACTCACCTAACTCTTTTAACGCTCCACGTATATTGATAGCCTTTGCTTCAATAAGTGCGCTTATACGGTCTGAAATTAACTCTATTGACTTACCCAACTTTTCGGCTAATTTATCCGAGGTAATTGCAGGATCTTTCTCGATCAACTTCAAAATATCAGCGTCTAATTCTGCGTACTCGCTCGCAAATTCTTGCTCTAATAACTCGAACCCGTAGCGCATGGGTCTGCGTGTTACTTCAACGAACTCCGAAGCGTCACGCCCAAACTTTTGAAACAAAGCTAACTCATCTTTCTCTTTGCGGAAGTCGTGATGTGTGAAGGCTTGCGGTTGCTCGGTAACGGTTACTTCGGCCAAAGGTGGTAAACCCGCCTTTTCTCGCAGTTCGTCTTTGGTCATGATTTGAAGCAATGACTGCTCCGTTAATCTTTCAGTGATTGGCTCGGTAGGTTCGATTTCCAACACGCCCAACCCATTGAAGGAAAAAATGTAGTTAAATACCTTTTCCAACTTTTGAACTCGATCATTAACGTAAACCGCCTTAAATAATTCGTATGCTTCCACCAACTCCGAACGTCCACCAAGTTGACCTGAAACACGTACACCAAACAACATCGGGGAGGTTACGCGGTGAGCAACAAAGATTTCAGTTTGGATTGTTTCGTTGAGAATATTAAACTGCTTATCTAAGTCGTTAGCATTTAATGGTTCAATCTTTAATCCAGTTTCGGTACTATCGTTGAAGTTCACCACGATACGCTCCCCATCGTCGCCTCTTAATTGCTTTTGTAATTGACGTTTGATTTCCCTTTGTTCTTCATTTGAAGGCACTCCGTTATTGAAATTGAAAAGAAACCCACCAAGGAAACCATTACGTAAGTTGTTTACGTGGTAGTTTGCAATGCGTGCATCGGTTTCAATATAAGCAAGCGCACCAAGGTATTCGGGAATGGGGTAGTAACGCACGCTTGGAGCGTAACTGCAATAGTAAAATAGTTGCTTACCTAAACGCTTTTCAGGATCGAACGGCATATACTCGGTAAGCCTTTCAGGTTCGCCAAACTCCTTCCACTCATCTGCGTAATAGAACTTACTACCATCCACGTTTCTGCGTAGGTTACCAAAGTTTTTGTGTGCGATTTGGCTAACCTTACCATTCATATTCCACACGATTTCCAACGCAAAGCCGTTGAAAATTTCGAAGTCAAGTGCAGTTTTGTAAAGAATATCGTTTAAGTCGTCGTATGGGTTAGTATTTTCCAACAAACGATTCAATTCACCAAGCATTTCGCTCGGTACTTTGTCCGCTTCATAGGTCCAACCTTTACCCGTGATGTAATTTACCTTCCCGTTTACAATAGCGTTATGCTTTGCGCTACGTTGGTACATTTCCAATAAGTAATCGGGGTATCGGTTATGTTCTCCGTACATTACCCAATCCTTACCGTTCGCAACCTTGTACTC